CCGTTCCCCGGATAGGTTACGAGCGCTGGCGTAGTTTTGTGCTTCTCGTTCAGCTTCTCCAAGCCAAGCATGCAAGTTGAGAGACGACTTTCGATCTCTTCGAGCCTTGAGTTCAGCGATGAAAGCTCCCTGGTCAAGAACCAAATCGCCCTCATCATTAGCTCCAGCTCTGGCAAGTCGCTCAACTTGGACGGATCGCCCTCGAACATAGCCAAGCACGTCTGTCTCAAACTGGCTTCCAACTCTTCTAGCGTCATTCGCCATGCCTATACCACTGTGTCTGTGTCTCTTCGACCCAACCGGTGTTCGGGACCTCACGGCCCTTGTTCGAGTAGCTGTTCAACATGTTGGACTTAACACCACGGGCGGGACCAAGCTTCTCATACGGACCATAGTACGAGACATGTCCAGAGACATTGTTCTGAATAGCCACACGATAGATCTTTCCCTCATCGGGATGCTTATTCCATCTGGCCACTAGTCTAGCTCCTCTATTGTTGCAATGGCTGGATCAGCCAAGAACTGAATGTAACTTTCACCGGAAGGATCAGCAAAACCGCTGCGGTTCTTCACTGGAGCCACATACAAGATGCCATCGGAATAGGCCACAGTGAGCACCATCACTGGAAGCTTGTCCAGTTTGAACAACACAGCCTTCTTAGGCTGTGTAGGCTTGCCAGGCTCGTTCTCACTCGTGTGGCATGCTATGATGATACAAGCGCCGGTGTCACGAGCCAGCCGGTCAAGGTACTGACCGATCCTCTCAAGACTTCCACCGCCATCTTCGTAGTAGTCCACCTTCATGATGACATCAACGATGACCAAGTGCGGGTGCTCACCCCACAGTTCTTCGAACGCCATCAGCTCTTCTTCGATCTCCTCAAGCGACGGAGACGGGTTGAAATTCCACCTGACCCAATCCATATCAGAGAGCTTGCGAGCGGCCCAGTCAGGGTCTCTCAGAGCCTTCTCACGCATAAGTCTGGAGTCTTGCTTGGTGCGGCGTGAGAGCATTCGTGAAACGATGTCTAGCTCGTTGGTGTCGTTGCTGACGTAGAGTGTGGGAACCTGTAGTGTGTCAACCATTTCGCTGATAAACATGGTCTTCATGCTTCCACTGAGACCGGCCACAAGAACTGTGGTGCCCCGGTAGAACTGTATCCCTCGCTCCTTGAGGGAGCGGAACACATCGGGCAGAGGCTCACCGTTGGTGAGCCCCCGACCAACAGCACGAGCTAGCTTGAAACTCAAACGTCTTCGACCTCATACCAGGCTTCGACATACTCCTGAGCAAACTCATCAGCCAGCTCGTAAAGCTCTTCCTCAGTCATGTCTTCAAACTCTTCGTCCGAATAGACAACCTCTTTGCGGTGTTCAACACCAACAAACCCGTTACTAGAGACGAATGATACACGCTTCACAGCTAACTCCTAACGGTTCTGAAGGGATCCATCCTTGTTTGCCCACAGCGGGTCACACTTAGTCGGGTCGTTCTTGTCAGCCGGGCACATGTAAGCCTGCCATGGACCCTTCCCGGAGCGGCCGGTCACCCAAGTGCGCTCGCCATGCTCACACTCGTAAGCGTCGCTGTCCTCATCATACACAGGCTTCTTCGCTGCTGGCTTCTTGAAACCAGAACTTGCAGTAGTAGGCTTGCTGAAACCAGAGCCCTTAGCAGTCTTGATGTGGCGAACAAACTCAGCCTCACGCTGAGCAGCAAGCTCAAGCAGATCAGAAAGCTGATCGTGATTCAGCAGCTCAAGACCGTGTTCGATAGAAGTTGGGTGGAACACCACCCAACTGTCAGCACCAGCACCACCCTTCAGGGTGATTGTACCAACCTGTCGAAGTTCCTCCAGCGGCGCCCAATCAGGCGCCTTGCCCGGGCTATTAGCCCAAGCATCCTCAACAGGTTCAGGCTTCTTCGTAACCATGTTATCCTTCGTAATTCGGGTTGAGTGAGTCAAAGACTCGGGTGACTTCGGTATCTCCGGACTGGAGATAGCAGGCGTCTGCGACGCCACATCGTCCGCACTTGCTTCCTCGGTTTGGGAGGAAAACGGAGGCTTCAACACCATTCTTCCACTCCTGAGCTAGCTTGTCAACAGTGTCTAGTGTCCAGTTGCTCACATCGACTTCGTAAAACTCATCGTCCTTGAACATATAGTTGAAGGCGTTAACGGTTACTAGGTCTGGATGAAGACCTCTGGTCTTCTTAATATGCTCCTTGAGCAGTACTGAGTAAACCCCTAGCTGCTGATCGGAGTCGGGACGAGTGGATCCCGTCTTAAGATCCACAATTTCGTAGAGGCTTCCGAACTGACTGACACGATCGATGAAGCCCTTGATCTCTATGCCCGAAGGCAGCGTAGTCGAAACATCCAGCTCTACATGAGCCCATGTTTGCACACGGTCCGCCCACTGGCGGACGTACACAGGACCCTTCTGAGCCCAGTGCTCATAGCCCTGCTGGTTCTTACCCCAACCGGCCGTTCGCCACTGGCTCTCGTCCTCCCAGCCGCTCTCTCGTGCCTCTTGGCACTCAAGGTGGAAAGCATAGTGAAAAGCTTCCTCAGGACTGCCGTCCCAATCGTCCGTATCGATCCACTCTGTGGCAGTGTGGACAGCACTGCCTCCCAGCAGCCACCATGCTGGTGGGCTGGGGAACTTCTTAATCTTCTCTAGCTCAAACGCCTTCCCACAGTACAGGTAGGAGTTGATCGAGCTGTGGCTCGTGTGCATGCACCGACTCTCTTCGTCGTAGTGTTCATGTTTCCACTGTACCACACGTGTCAAGCCCTTCCAGGGCTGTCATGATAAGTCGGACATCTTTAGATGTCCTCTACGAACACCACCAAGGGTCTTGACAGACATGCTACAATATGAGCATAGCGAATAAACAAGAGGCAGGGCTTGATGCCCTGCCGATACTGATCTACAGGGAGCCCCTACAGGGCTCCCTTATAGTATATACCCCTGTGTTCGTAGGCTCACACCTGAGCCGAGGTCTTGACAGCCGTGGTAGAGTGGTCTCATGAGGTATCTAGCCAACGGTACTATCCGTGTTCCTGAAGACTGGGCGGACGTGACCGAGCTGTACGACTGGATCGAGCGACAGCATACGCTGGCGCTGGACACCGAGACTACAGGCTTGGACATCTACGCTGAAGATCACAAGCTGAGGTTGATTGCCTTGGCCACACCCAAGGAGGCTTGGGTCTTTCCGTACGAGGTCATGTATGAGTATGTACACGGTCTGTTCATCCGTGTGATGGACAAGCGGTTGATCTTTCACAACGGACCCTATGATATCCAGGTGTTTGCCAGGCATGAGCCTGGATGGACTATCGAAGACTGGTTCCTTCGTCTTCGTGACACCAAGATCCTTGCTCATCAGATCGATCCACGTGGGCGTGATGAAGGCGGCATTGGGCAGTCACTCGAAGAGCTGGTAAAGCACTACATGCCCGAATACGAGAAGCTAGGAGATGATCTAAAGGATGAGTTCAAACGACTCAAAGCCATCGGTACAATCCGTAAGTCTGCCACGTTTGCGGACATGTGGCGAGAACTGCCGATTGACAACGAACTCTACAACATTTACGCAGGAACAGACGCAATCCTCGCAGCCCGACTCTTCCAAGACTTCCGGGAAAAAGTAGACATCAATAGTGATCTGACCAAGATGGATCACAAGGTTGCTATGATAGCATCCCTGATGGATGCGAAGGGCTTCCTGTTGGATGTTGAGTACACGACCAAGCTTCGTGATGAGCTGCTTCTGGATGAGCAGGACTGGAAAGAGTGCGCTCGTGGCTGGGGTTTGGAGAATATCAACTCGCCTCAACAGGTAGTTGAGGCACTTGCCAGGTTTGGTTTGGTTCCTGCCGAGAAGACTCCCAAGGGTAATCCGAAGGTTGACAAGGTATTTCTCAAGGCACACGAAGACCACCAGCTAGTTCAAGCTATCATCGAAGGAAAGAAGGCAGGCAAGTGGCGAACAACGTGGGTGGAGAAGTTTCTATCTGGGGTAGACTCTGCGTCGCGTGTTCACCCGAGCACGAACACTCTTCGTGCGAGGACTGCAAGATTCTCTATTACTGGGATTCCCGCTCAGACCCTGCCGTCTGGAGACCATCTGGTGCGGTCGTGCTTTGTGGCAGACACGAACGAGATAATGGTTGGTGTAGACTATGCTCAACAAGAGTTGAGGTTTGCCGCTGCTAAGGCTCCCGATGCCCGTATGATCAAGGCGTTCAAGAACGGTGAAGATCTTCACTACATCACGGCTGAGACAGCTTGGCCTGGGCGTGGTGAAGAGATGCGTAAGTATGGCAAGGGCGGCAATTTCGGCACCGTTTACGGTGGCGGTGTCAAGGCCCTGATGGAACAGTTCGGCATGACGTATGAGCAGGCCTCCGCTGTGATCGCAGCCATCCGCAAGGCCTATCCAGGCTTGAAAATTCTTGGTGACCGCCTAGGTTTGGAAGCTGAGAAGAGCGGGTACATCACTACTTGGACAGGCAGGAAGCTGCCTGTTGATCCAAACCGGTTGTACTCTGCTCTCAACTACTACGTCCAAAGCGGTTGCAGAGACATCACAGCGTCTGCTATGATTAGACTATACGACGCTGGTTACGTTGACTACATGAGGCTCGCGATTCATGATGAGATCCTGTTCTCACTACCGAACGAGCAAGAGATGATTGATGATATCGTGAGCATCATGAGCACCAAGGTTGGTCCGCTTCTGCTACCTGCTGAGGCGAAGATTGGTTCTAGAAGTTGGGGAAGCTTGTATGAGTAAGTGGAAGCGGACTGGCATAGACTACATACCGGTGCCGGGTGAGCCCTACTACCCGCAGGGTAAGCCAAGCGAGGGTGAAGAGGTTACCATCCTCAAGGAGGACGCAGTCAGTGCTTTGGTTCGAGATTCCGAAAACAGTATCCGGCTGGTTCCGAAGAATTGGCTGAAGCGATGACAACTGAACCGATCCCGTTGGGAACCAACGATGCAAATCCTGGGCACCCTAAGCCAGTAAAGCCATATCGTCTAACTCCGAATCTTGGGGAAAGCGAGTTGTTTCCTGGCTCGACAGTTGTTCAGCCAGACACAGTTTCACACAACAACGGAAGTCGTTCTGGTCGTAACGAACGAAGGGCTAAGTAATGGGCTGGGGAACACCAGACACGTACTATCAGCCGGAGAAGTTTGGTCTCAGCATCGTTGCTGAGACTGATCAGAGCGGTAGCTACGAGTTTGACATGTTCGTAGTGTGGCAGGACGTGAACGGTAACTATTATTGGGCGACTGACTCCGGTTGCTCTTGCCCATCTCCGTTCGAGAACCACACAAGTGTAGCGCACTTGACAGCGGATTCTGCCTCTGATATCATGAGAGAGTACAGCAACTGGTATGATGAGCGGTACTTTAAGTACGAATCTAGTCACAGCGAGATGCTTGCCAAGCTGATGGCTTTGTGATACACTGAAGATAGAAGCGGGATCAACGCTGAGGATGACACAGGCCTTGGTTATTCACTCCCGCTTACTTAGCGCGGTGGAGGAGTTAGGTCCCTCGCTTGCCTCATAAGCAAGAGACGCCAGTTCGAATCTGGTCTGCGCCACTAGTCGGGTCCTGCCCAAGGGCTGGTCCCGCACACCCTTGTAGCTCAGTGGATAGAGCCGCAGGCTACGAACCTG